CAACATAGTAAGTCGTTCCAGCGACCAATGGAGCTGGTAAAGCACCAGCGCTATTTGAAAATGTAACAGGAGTGCCTATTTGAAAGCTTAGATAGGCATTTGCATTAGAAAGAGTAATTATGGTTGTAGGAGGACCAACAACTGTAATATTCGTGGTTCCAGACCCCCATATCAAAAAGTTATTAAAACTAGATAATTGGAAGTTATTTGTACCACCGTTACCGACAACTCCAAATCCATCAAGATAGGTAGCATCTATTGGTCTTACAGGAAAAGCTGAATCAGTTATTGGAACGAAAACATTCGTTTCAATATCATAAACCCAACCATTCGTGCCATCTACAAACATTACCTGAAAAGTATTAGCGTCTACCCCAACATAGCCAGTAGTTCCATTAATAGTTCCTATCAACGTTGCTGTAGACCCTGGAATAGAAGTTGATGACCTATAAACGCTATTACCTATAACAGAAAGCATAATAGGAGATTGAGCAGGCGTTCCGTCATGAAATGAAAATTGTGCTCTAAAACCGCCTGCTCCCACTGAAGGATAGGTTATTTCTTCGTTAACTAAACCAGAAGTAGGCAATAGAGATTTAGTTTTTTTACCTTGTGGATCTATATATTCAAACATATTAATAGTTCGTTCGGCATCGATATTCTTATATCGTTGATTATTATAAGAACCAACAATGTTATAATCTTGCCATGTCATATTAATACGCCAAAATATTTTGCCACCAGTAGTATGGCTGTGGCGAATTCATAATAGCTGATGGACGTATAGTTAAATCTGTCTCATTAGCATTCTTCAAATTGCTTATATAATCTTGGTATTTATCTTCTGCCGTTTCATTCCAATTACCCGATGGGTAATAAGATCTAAATTCTCTAGCTAATGCGAATTTTAAAAACCCGTAATAGTAAGGAGAAAGCGCAGTTAAGTCTTGGTTTGCGGAGAGGGAGTTCAACATTACCTTACATTTAAGACTGCATGGATAGGCTTTGTCGGGCGTAGGATAAAGGATAATAAAACTTTGATTTTGCTGCTTATCAAGTAATATTGATCCAGGCCGAGTTTGAAGATTTTGAGTTCTGACAATATTATAATAGTTAGCTTTGCTAATTATTCTCAAAGGATAAACCAAAGGTTCTAATGTGCTTGGCTCAACTACATAATTTGCAAACTGTAAATCAATTATCCTATCAGAAGTAATATCAGCAGGGACAATATCTGACACGCTATAAGTATCTTTCCCAGGAATCATAACAAAATCAACAGATGATAAATAGGGAATATAAATACTGTCAGCAGCAAATCCGTCTAAGATCTCATTGATTATTTCCAAACCAGTTGAAAGCATAAAAGAGTCGGGTGTTTCACCGACTCCTAGTTCTCCCAAAAGATACAGAGAATTTACAATGACATCATTTGTTGTCCGTGTGACTTGAGGCATGATGTTCCCTCACGCAGTGACCAAAATTATTTAACAGGGAACGCCTTTTTGTCTAAAGGACGCGCTAAATCACGTGCAAATTCTTGCGCATGTTCTCCATCACTTACCATGCATGAATCAAAATTCATGTAACGGCTTTCTAAATTAGGTGCTTTTCCACCCATAGAAGCTGTCATGGCTTCGTGTTTTCGAACAAATGCATTGTTACCTTCGTGATCACGCTCAAACATCTTCTGCCTCTCGTTTGCTCTTACGCTTTCTCGGCTTTTCACCATCGAGTATCCGTCTTTCATATTCTTCCCTCACTTTTTTAGCTTCAGTTGGAGTATTAAACCAAGCCCCTGATAACAACATTGCATCTCTTTCATCTTCCTCCACAACCCGCATCGGGTGAGTAGGATGGTATACACAACACAGCATTCAGGGACTCCTTTTTAATTACGATAAAACCTTCTCAGCATATTGACCATGCCATTTAAACCCACAAAGGATGTCTAAACGCATATAGTTCTGGTAAGCCAAGATATCACCGATCTGAGTGATAGCTAATGACAACCCAGTTTCTGGATCAATCGCAATAGAAGCATCCGGTACCTGTAGTTTGTAAAGAGGAGGACATACAATGTCTAAACCACGGGAAGGATAAGCAATATTTACGTTATAACTTGGAACTACAGTTACAACTGCATTATCCGGAATCGGATTTGATACATTTTGATAAGGACTAGATGTAGAACTAATAATTGAAGGAGATACTTGGATTGTAATATTACCTGCACCATCTGAACTAGCTGGCGCTGTAATAACAAACTGCATATCTTGCCCAGTAGCCTTACGGGAGAGAGCGTTAGTGCTTTGAACACCTGCTATTGATATAAGGTCTCCAGGCAAGAAGTAGTTCGCTATAGAGGCTGTAGCTCCGTCTAATACGATCACATTACCAGAACCTACTGCACCATTAACAAGCAATGGATCAGCTGGGAAGTTGGTAGGACCAGCACCAGCTTGGTGACGAACAATATTTTGAGATTGGAAGATATCAAAATATGACAAGTGACCAATAGCTGATTGACGAACAATTTCTTCGTTAAATACGGGGGTGAATTGATTTAACAAAGAACCTTTTAATGAAGAACCATCACGAACAGTCATTGCCATATAAGCGTCAGAACTGATGTTAACGCCCATTTCTAGCAACTTAGCACCAGCCAAATCGACAGTCGTATAACTGTTAATTGGAGTTCCAGCTGTTCCTGAGAATAGATAAAGCTCTTGCTCAGCTGCTCGGCAGATATCAATTTCCATTTGAGAAATGATGTCTTGAATAGCTGGCTGAATGAACATACGGCTGAAATCTTCGATTCTTAAAGAAAGATCAGCAACAGTGTATGCGATTAAAGTGTGATATTGATGGGCAACTACGATGTTCTCTACTGTCTCAATAATATCTTGAGGAGTAGCTGTTGAACCATCACCAACGACAAAGTTGTTTTGTCTGCGAACTTGCAATGTATCACCGATTTTATACCCAGAAGATGTGAAATCATCTTGATATATACGTGATCCAGTCATAATGAATGGAGCATTGTTTGCAAACATCGCTAAAGCTGTATTTGATACTAGCTGCGTATTAATAAATTGATTAGGCATTGTCTAAAACTCCAATAATTGTACATTTGGCGTAAAAGATTAACCCCATCTTTTACCGCCATCCTTCATCCGTTTTCGGATTTCTCCAACAGATGTGTTTTCGTTTACAGTATTGGAAGTTACTGGATTGTTTTTGACCTGGCCTAATGGCTTAGCATTACTAGCCGTGTTTTGCTTATTACCATTACCAACCGCCAAGGCTTGAGACAATTTAATAACTTCTTTAGCTTGTTCGAGTGGATGGAGTTGAGATATTCGCTTTAATTTCTCACGATCTTTGCCTAAGTGATAAAGTACATCAGGAGCATTTTCTATCAGTAAAGCTGCATCACGCATGGCATCTGTATAGGGTGCATCTTCTGACTTTACGATATCGTCGAAGTCTTCATACTTTTCTGAAGAATTATCGAGGGTATCTTGTAAGTTCCTATAAGACTTCTGAACATGTTGCATTCTTTCTGCATCTCGAGCTTTCTGTTCCTGCATCTTCTGCATTTCCATAGCTCGGGCTACTGCCTTATAAATCGTGTCATCCATTCCTGGATCACCTGTAGACTGATTAAACTGATTCATAGGCTGTTCCTGTGAATTAAGTGATTCTTTGTTACCAAGACGCATTTGAAGATCTTCTATCTGTTGCTGAAGCCCTCTAATGGCTTTTTTGTGCCTTTTATCCCGCATTCCCAACATCTTTTTAGCGGACTCTGGTAACTCATCGTGTTCCTGCTTAGCTTCTTCCGCAGACCCACCACTCATACCTAAAGCACTGTTAACTTCTTCACCTAACTCTGATTTCGCTTCACTAGACATTTCTTGAGATTGCATATCTTCTTAACTCCAACATGGCAATTATTTTTTGCCCCGATGCTACGGCGCATCGTAAGCCCGTGAACAGAATTGGCCAAAACTCTGTTAATAAGATATTTTAGATTGGTATAAATAAAAAACATCGATACATATATAGATGGGTTAAATACCATCTATATATGTGCAGATATGAGGTTATTCTTTGTCAGATTTTGATGATTTTGAATGTAAGTCGGCGACTATTTTGGCAATTTTAGCCGTATAATCTAATTCAGCCTTTTTATGATCCAGTCCATGAGTAATCCTAGATTTCTCAATATTTGCTTGATGGTCATAAACATTTAATTCAGCGTCCATTTGAGCTTTTTGAGCCTTTAACAGCAACTCAACCTTCTCTAGCTCTAATTTCTGCATCTTAATTTCTAATTCTTTCTGTTTTTCTTGAAGTTCAGCTTGCTTAAGAGCCATTTCCATTTGCATAGCTTGCTCTTGAGGAGTTGGACCTTGAGGAGGAAGCTCTTTTCCTTCTTCTTTAGCGAGGATTTGAGGTGGAACCATGGTTTTAAAGCGCTCTGCCACCTGTTGCATATACTGAATATCAAGATTTTTAGCCCAAAGGTCAGCAATAAGCGGGAAAGTTTGAGGATTAGCTTGAATAGTTTGTTGGAAAAACTCGAGTGCGATTTCTTTTTGAACCGCAAAGCTCGGTCCTGTGTCAAGTTCAACATCATAATCTCCATGGCTAATTTCATTTTCTATTGTTCCATCTGAATAGCGCTTATTCAAAACAATAGAGTCTGTTTTACCGTCTTTCCTTGAAATAACCATGTGTCTTTCTTCACTACCAACAACATAAGGCAACAAATCTAATACACATCTTCCACCTTGCTCAACAGCTTGATTGAGGTTATCCATGTAAACATATGTAGCCATGGAACCTTCCATTTTACGCTCACGCCTAGCTTTACCAGACATGTCTCTGCCTTGCATAACTTCATTTTCAGAGAAACCAAGGATTTCACGTAAATCAGAACTACCACGTTGCATTTCAGCCATAAGCTGCGGTGATATATCCCAAGGTGGCATTTTTGTAGGCATCATTCCAGTCTTTGGATCTGGCTTAGCAACCAAAGCAGCTGTTTGAGTTTCAGTATTACGCCATTGTTGCTCCTCACCAATAATATTATCGGGTGTGACCAACCATTGCTCACGTCTTCTGTTCTTTATCTCAGTGGCTATTTCTGAACCAACAAAGTTAATGAACTTCTGTGAATCTCTACCTTCATGGATAAATGATTTAGTGTATTGCTTGCCTTCCACAAACTGCGAATTTCCATCTACAAAGATAATAGGAAGGTATTTAGAAGGCCATTCAGAAAAGTCGATTATACGGTCTTTAATGAGCCTATAACGCATTATCTGGTAGTCTTGTGATTGTCTTTCATTAACTACACGAGGAATTGTACTTAATATGATTTGTTTTGTTTCTTCTGCACTTTGAGAAGCTATTTCGTGCTTCTTCTTAATCTCATTCTTCTGAATATTTTTCCATTCATCTTCACTTACCGAGAATCTTTCCTGTCCATCAAAAAGCTCAATCAGCTTAATTGGGTACCATTCTTTAATGAAGTAATCACAAATGACTATGGTATCTCGAGTTTCCCATTGGAAGTCTAAAAACATTCTAGGGTCAGCAAATGAAACTGGATTATAAATGTAAGGGTAAGTGGCATTAAATTCTTCTCGAGTGTAAATGTACTGACGAGAACAATAATCTCCATCACCTTTATGAGGCTTAACAGCAGCAGGATCCCATGAACAACGAGTAGCATCTGGAATCAATAGATATTTAATGATCTTATTAAATGATCTTGGTGATTCATAGTCCACATCAACTTGAAATGCACCCCAACCCATCAACAATGCAGATCTAAATGCTGTTTGATAAACTAAATCATTTTGAGACTGATAAGATATTGTTCTAACCAAATCAGCTCTAAGATTGATAGCTTCTTGACTGGCACGCCCTGTAAGAGACCTAACCATTAAATCTGGCTTATTCTTTCTCTGCTCACCGACTATCTTGTTGACAGGATCTAACATTTTATTAAAAGTAAAACAAACTTTAAACAATCTGGTAAATTCTGCTCTTTCTAAGGATGTCCATTGATCTCGTAGACAGAAGTTCATATCATCTTTACCACGAGTCACGTTTTCATTAAAATAGTTCTGCCAAATATTAAGATTATCTCTAGCTTGCTTTAAGACATAGGTCTCATCAACGGAAGCATCATTAAGACGCTCAATACGTCTTTCTTCCATGGAATTAATGTCTTCAACCGCTAGATCTCTAGGAGCCTGCATAGTATCCATTGTTAATCCTTTTCTGGTTCTAACAAGTCAAATAAACAAGGCATCTCGTTAATTTCTTTTGCAAGCATTTGTTCACATTCCATTAATTTTCTTCCAAGAAATGCTTTTATGTCATCATCTGTAATATGCTTTTTATCATCACTCATTATGGAAAATACCCATCCAATCTTGATTGAATAAACTTCAATAGCTTATCACTTCTTCTATTATTAATCATCTCTATTGGTCTAGTATAGCCCAATCCAGAATTTGGCTCATGAAACCATGTTATGGTCTTTTTATTATCACCTTTGAAATACTCTTTTACAAGGTCATAGCATTTCTGTGCATTGCTCACTTTGGTCTCCAATTATTAGGTCTAATGTTAGTTATCCTAAGCACAAGACGACCAGACATTGGTCCTGTTGTCTGAATATTAGCAGCTCTTTGCTGAGCTAATGCTTCTTCACGTTGTTTAAGGAATTTTTTATATTCATCCTCTTTTTCAACCAGTTTTTGACGATTCTCCGCAATTTTCTTCTCTATTTCCTGTTTTTTAGCAAGTAATCGCTGCTTCTCTAATCTTTCCTCTTCATCAAAATCATTATCTTTTGGCACGAACTTAGGAAACTTATAGATGATAGATGTCTGCTTTATCTCTTCTCTGTCTCTTTTAGCTTGATTAACATATGGATTAACCCAATTATCCTCATGCTCATCTAAAGTCATGTCACTCAATGATAAACTATTAAGCGTTACCATCTTATCTGTATTAAACTTACCAGTATCTGGATCGTAATATTTCCTTGGACTTGAATAAACTGTGCAATATGGATCTCTTACCTCAATCAGCCCATAACCCCTAACAATAGGTTTGTTCCAGGGATGATTTTTATTACGAGAGGTCATAAATATCTCATTGCCAATGGATAATTCTGTCCTATTCTCCACCCACAATAAGGACAATGATTACTATTCAAATGAAACCAATAACAAGCGCTCATTAATACTCTCCGCCTTTATCAAATCCAAATTCAAATCCATCTTTAAATCCTTGTTGATATGCCTTGTGAATTATTTCATTCACTTCAATTTTAGGTTGATGATTCATTATAAGATATTTAATTGACTTGGTTATATCTTCAACAATTGTTGGATATATTTCATTTACTTTGATATCTCTAGCAGATTGTTCAACTTGCTCAATTATTGACTCTCTTTTGCATATGCATAAACCAGAACATTCACATTTTTTCATAACGTCTCCAATAACAATGAATTAACCGAGTTTTCTATTATTTGTACAAGATCTGTAATCTTGAAATCTTTACTATTCAATTCTGTGCATGACGTGAAACATTGTTCTGGATATTCTATTGGATCATTATAAGCCTCAATGCTCTTATAATAATCAACTCTCACATAGGATTTCATCGTCATTATATTTTGGCCTAAAGCTATTTTTATCTGCATAATTATCCAAACCTAAATCCAGGGTTAAACATATTAACTCGTTCTTTTTTACCTTTGTCATTAGCAATTCGATCAGATGCAAACTCTAAAGCAATGTACTGCAATGCATCATGGGGGTGAGAGTACATATTTTTATCTGGCTTGCTGTGGTAACGCTCTTCACCAGCTACAGCAACACGCTTACAAACATACCCTTTAACAAAACCTTTAAATGTAATTGGACATTTGTTCTTGTCTATCAACAATGCTGGCTGACCATCAACCATGCGATTTAAAAAGAATCTAACAGAGTTTATGCGTGTATCAGGGTCATTAGTGCTAGCTGGTAATGTCTCTATTCCTAAAGCATTTAGCTCACCTATAAAGCTGAACTCAGCCATTATCTCATCACGTTTCACCCCCGAAGGATCTGCGCGTGACAAGCCTATCTTTGGGTTATATGGGAAATCTTTCTGTAATCCAGGAAGAACAACGTTTTGGGCAAAAGCTCTAATGCCCATATCCTCAGCTGTATATTCTTTCAATATTAATAACTGACCGCGAGGAGTGAACTGAACAACCAAGCAAGCTGGTGTTAATCCACCATCCCAACCAACATAGATTGGCTTACCTTGCATTGGTTCTACTTTTTCTCTTGCATGAATGTCAGCTCTAAACTCAGGGTAAACAACCTTACCAAATCCTACTGTTCCATATTCACCCAAACAATAGACTTTAACAAAGTCTTTAGACTGACCTTCAGCTAGCATTGTGTAATAGTTATTCGATAGATTGGCATAGTTATCGCAATATGGGTTTTGTACCCAATTGTCATTGCTATCTCTAATCAATCCTGGCGGTTGATGAAAGATCTTATAATTATCAGGACATTCAAGCTCAAAAGTCTTATAAAGCCAATGATCTGTATCAGGAGGATTAGTATCAGCAAAGATGCCAGACCAATAGTGCTCAGAACAAAACTGCTTAGAAGGATAGCGACCATTTAATCTCCCCTTTAGATGTGATAACACGCCTTGAGGAACTTCAGATAACTCATTAATGTAAGCAAACGTTACTTCTAATGACTTCATCTTACGTATGTCATCTTCACGGTCTAGGGCTAAGAATAACAGCTCTAGCTCAACGATTCCTTTACCATCATTGAAATGGTGCTCATAAGTTAATATTGGCTTCTGACGCTTATAAATGTCTCCTAAATCACTGAACCAACTCAACCATGATTGTAATGTAGTTGAGTATAGCTCACCGGATGTATTACGAATGATTAAAGCTCGAGCTTTACGACGACCGTTATGCCAATACGGCATGTTGCAAGCGGCTTTAACCAATCGTTGCAAACACATAGTGGTTTTACCGCTACCATAGGGACCAATAACCAAGTTAACAAATGCATCTGATTGCTCGAATAACTTACCTGTTTCTGATGGGATGTATATCTTGCTCTTATCTGGAGAATAAATTAATGTTTTGTCGTGTCCAAAGACGATGTGCTGATGGTTTTGTCTATCAAAACCTTGCTCAAGTTCTTTGATTCGTTTAGCTAAGCTGCTTCTGAGCATCTTTTTTCTTATCCGTATTTCTTAAAACTTCAATAGTAGTGAATCTGGTATTACATCCTAAACAATTTCTTCGACGAACCGTGTCTTTCTTAGTTGAAACATAAATCGTATAAATAACTTTAGATTCTGTATGTTTGCAATAAGGACATTTCACGTGTTCACACTCCTTACCTTGTCTCTCAATCTCAATTTAGACGGTTTCTTTGGTTTATCATCACAATCAACCATAACTGACTTAGGCATTGGCTTTCTAAGCCTAGGAGTTTTCTTCGGTTCCTGTTTCCTCTTTCTCAAGTCTTGTGGTCTTACTCTCATCTTCAGTGCCCCTTTTGTTCTCTAATAATTCTAAACGTTCATTTAATTCTATCTCGCCCGCCTTGGCACTAAAGTATTTCCAGAATGATCTCTCCAATTCCCATTCTTTACCACGATGACCTTTTTCAGATTTACGTATCATCGCAATATTCTTTGCAATCCTATTTCCCTCAATTTCGCGTAAAGAACGTACCAACTCTGAATAATCGCTCTTTACTTGATTAGCTATATCTCGTCTACCATTTCTTCGCCAATCTCTAAACGTAGATTCATGAACTTCATGCATTTCAGCTGCTATTGTATAAGGAATTCCTCTCCTTATTTCTTTCAAAATAGCCTTAACTGTATCTGGTTTAAACTTAGTAAGTGGATGTCCCATAGCTCACCTATATAAACTTTGTTCAATTGTAATTAAATTATGGCATATTGTAAATACTTAAACATCTCTATTGCTATATATGGCTTTATGCCATATACTGTTATCTCCATCAACGTTAAAAGGATATGACAAATGGAAAATATACAAACTTTAGTATTAACAGCTGGAATTATAGCATTGTCGCTATTTTCTATGAAGTTATCACATGACACCATTGCACAGGTAGAAAGGATGAACCAAGCAATACAAATGATGTTTATTAAAAGTTAAGGATATTAAATGAAAAAGTTATTATTACCAATTTTATTAGTTTTAAGCATAAATTCTTATGCTGGAAGTAAGTGGGAATGTATAGATAGATCTCTTTTAAGCTGTCATACATGGAGAATGATTGTTCCAACTGGTTGGGTTGTTGCAAGTGATAACAGCGCAACTGAAATACCGTATTATGCAATTACATTCGTACCAGATGCAAAACACGAATGGAAAGTATAATTTTACTTAAACTTAAGGAGAGTCAAATGAGTAACTCAGTTTTAAAGAAATTAGCAGAAAAGATTGTGTTTTGGATTGATAAGTTTATTCCAGTTTTAAGCAATGTAGACGCCAAAGTAAAAGAAAATGAAAAGAAACTAAAAGAAACAAAGAAAGCAATCGAGAAGTTAATTAAAGAAATTGATAAGAAACTAGCAAAACTTAAATCGTAATCCATCCACGTTCGAGCCAGTTAATCTGGCTCTTTTTTTAGGAGAAATAATATGAAATGGGTCTTAGCAAATGATTTTGGAAGTGAGTATCTTTTAAATTTAACTCATATATTTTTCATAAGTCTAAATACTGCTTGTGATAATAAAAAATATATTAGATTAGTCGATCTTAATGAAGAATCTTATCAATGGTCATTTAATTCAGATGAAGAATGCGATAAAAAATACAATGAACTTATTAAATTACTATGCATAGGATAAAAATCATGAACAAAGAAGAATTTCAAAAACTTTATCCAAATGTAAATACCACTGAATCTGAAGTTTACCCATGTAGTTGTAATACATGGGTTCCTATCTCAGAACGTCTACCAGAAAATGATAGATTCGTTCTTATAGCTGATTCATTATCACAAAATATTCTTTTAGGTTATTACAGTTATAGGAAAAGAGAATGGTATCTCGATAAAGAACATTTAAGTTACCAAAATTTACTTTACTTTACGGGAAGTCATTGGCAAGACCTACCAAAACCACCAAAACAGGAAGGTAAAAATGTCTGATATTGCAACAACAATATTTTTAATC